GATAAAATAAATTTAGTTAATAAACTATCATTCATCAAAATCTCCTTCTGATAAACGACCAGTGTCTTTATTATAAATTAATGTTGAAGCTATTCCTGTATCTCCACTAAATCTATTCTTCAAAACCCTGACAGTTAAAATATTATTTTCTTCTTCTGATTGTTGGTCTCTTTCAAAAGAAATAACTTGGTTCGATATGGTTGCTAAAGAATGAGAACCACGAAGGTGTGCAAGACTAACTTGTAAACCTTGTTCATGTGAAATTTTTCCTTCAGGTCTTTTCAAATGAGACACAACAAATATTCCACATTTTAATTCTTCTACTAATTTTCTTAATTGGGTCATGGTGTTATCTATAAGTCTTCGTTCATCGCCATCTTCTAGTCCCGAAATAACTATTGAGATATGGTCTAAAAATATAATTTTACAGTCCAGAGCTTTGACCATGTATCTAATTCTGTTCATTAGGTCTTCTGAACTACTGCTTCCGAAATGGTCATAGAAACAAACATAATCTTTTACTTGTTCCCATGATTTTATAATTTCTTCATTAGAAGTTTTTTTCTTAACTTCTGGTATATGAATTAATTTATTTAATGGAATAGAAACAATTCCTTGAATACTTCGTTTAACACTTTCTTCTAAAGCTATATAACCAATTTTTATTTTTTGAGTAATTAAATGAAAAGCTATTTCACGACAGACCTGAGATTTTCCAGTTCCAGTGCCACCACATAATAAATTTATTTCTCCAAGTCTAATGCCACTTAATTTTTTATTGAGACCATTCCAACAGTAAGGAAAGGTTTCAACATAATCTTCTCTTAAAAGTAAATCTTTGGTTTCAGAACCTTCTATAATTCCTTGTGGGGTAAAAGTCTTAGCTTCCCAAACAGCTTCGGTTATTTTATGTCCTTTGCCATCAACTAATAATTGGTTTGCATCTTTGCCTTGTGCTTTAACTATTCTAACTTTTTTAACTGGAAGAATATTTGCACATTCAATACTTGCGGAACTACCTGCTTCGTCATTATCAAAGAAAAGTACAATTTTTTCAAATTTACTTAACCACTCTAATTCTCTTTTAATATATTTCTTAGCTGATGCCGCACCTGATGGAACTGAAACAACAGGATATTTATTATTATTCATTTGGCTAACTGACATTGCATCAAGTTCGCCTTCACAAATAACTATCATTTTTCCACCATCTCTCCATAGGTTTTGACCAAACAAACAAATCTTGTCTGTATCGCCTAACCAAATGAATGATTTGTCAGGAAAACGAAGGTGTTGTGCTACCTTATTATAATTTCTGTTGTAGTAATTAGATATATGGCAATTGCGACCATTATATATTGCAGTTTCATAATTGAATATTTTACAAGTTTCTGAATTAATTTTTCTTTTAGGAAGTGCTTCAGTTATTCCTGTTGTTATCATGTCTTTAAATTCCTTTTTGGGTATTGGGGGTTGGTCAAGAACCTGACCATCGTGTTTGATATAAATTTTACAACCGAAGCAGTAGGAATGTGATGAGTATATGGCTAAATTGTTCCTACTGCTGCAGTTATTACAAGGAGCATGACGAAGAAATTTATCTTCTTTAGACAACTCCACCATTTCGGAGTTCCTCTAAATCGGCTTCATTCGTCAAGCCATCTTGAAATTTGTAATTTAAAATATCTTCATGCAATAAATAATCCTGGACATCAAAGTTCGGACAAGTTTTGTGTTTGTCTAAATCATAATGTCCAACAATTCTTGCATCAGGATATTTTTTAACTAATCTTGTTAATTCTGTTTTAAGACTTTCCCATTGTTCAGCACTGAAGTTATCTTCAGGTTGTTTCCAATTGTCTTCATTTGCTCCACCAACTAAACAAAGTCCAAAAGCTGTATGATTATAACCTTTTACATGTGCTTGAACTTCATCGTCTTGACGACCTTGTTCTATAGTTCCATCTCTTTTAATGACAATTCCATATCCAATTTTTAGCCACCCAAATTCTCTATGTACTCTGTCTATATCTTTTACTCCCCATTTTTGTGATGGACGAGTTTGTGAACAATGGATAACAATATATTTAGTTTCTTGTCGCATTTTGTTTTTCTTTAATCTCCTTTAACCAATTATCTGGGAAATGTTTTTTAGTGGATTGAATACAGTGGTATTTAAATCCAAATAAATCACACCACTTGCCATAAGTAGTTTTTGATTTTTTACCTATTCTTGTTCTTGAATTAGAAAAGATAAATCTAATATCTAATTCTGGGTGTTGTGCTTTAATTAATTTATGTTTTTTTCTATCTGCTGAATTGAATGAACCTTTACTTTCAATAATAAAAGATTTTTTAATAGGAAAGTCTGGTGTGTAATGTTTATTTTGAGTAGGTTGGGAGAAGACTATCTTCATTCCTTCATAAGTAAAATCAACATCTTTACTTGTTAAAAAAATATGGATAGCTTCTTCCAGTCCTGACTTTAACCAAACATCTTTAGAAATCTGAACCCGCTTGAATTTCTGCATTTGCCTTTTCATTTGAGTTCGTTTCTTCTTTTTTAGTAACTTCAAAACCATCTTCTTCTTTGAAGACATTTTGGTCTTTACCTTCTACTAGTTTAATTATTTGAGCAGATTTTAGTCTTGCGCTTACTCCTGCACCGATTGCAGGTGAATTGTAAGGCACTAATTGATAAGCCACTTTCATTAAAGAACCACCCCAAATATTCTGATTTTCAGGCATGGGATTTTTCTTTGCATCAAAAAGAGCAGGTCTTTGAGAAAACTTTTCATTAGTTTTCTTGTTAGTTCCTGTTGCTCTCATTTTGAATTTAAAGAAGACGTTATTGTCTTCAATTTTGTAAGGTTTTGGCGCAGGTTTAACTTTTTTACCTTTAGCTTCCTTTTCCGCAGTGGCTAGACTGTCTTCGATAGCTTGGTCAAATAATTTAACCATATCTGAAGCATCTTGTTTGCCTACTTTTAATGTAACCTTAAATTCTCCCCAGTCATTAAATCTAACGTCTGGTTTATTTAAGTGCGGATAAATGCTTTCACCAAGAACACTTACTCTTGTTGTTATATCACTCATATATTTTACTCCTTATGATTGATTGTTAAATGACCAGTTGAACAATTAGGCGGCTAACTGTTCAGCTAGTCATTAGTGGAACTTTATATGCAGCAGTGCATATATATTGATAAAAAAATGCTAAATACAGAAGAACGTAGATTTCTTAACTTGGTCTAAATCTAGCTTACCTTTAACTGGACTTTCTGGGAACTTTTTCAAATTCTTATCAGATAGCATTTGTTTCATTTCGTTTGCAAAGTTCTGTAAAATATCTTCTTTATAAACTTCACAAAAACTATGACGAATTGCAGTAGCCATTATTTTAGTGTCAGCTACAGTGCAACCGAAGCTGTCATGTATCATGCTAAAATTATCTACACCCGCTTCTTTAGCTTTAACAACTGCTAACATCAAACATGATGCGTCCAATGAATGAATAAAATTTGCACATACTCCTGAGACTGTAGACTTTCTGTCAATTTTATTTGTATCTGATGCAATAGAAAGTTTAACAATGCTGTCACCCATTTTTGTCTTAACTCTTTTACTTTCCTTTTCATAATACATCATTTGAACTGGAAAGTTTAATGGCGAAGACCAACACACCGGAAGGTTCTCTGACGCAACTAACCTTGCTATAGTTTTTAAGTACTTCATTATTTTACTTGCACCAACTACAACTTCATCAATTGCTTCCCAAACTATTGGATTTAAATAATTTGTTGTTCTAAATAAATCTTCACCAAATTCATGTTGTCTACCTCTTTCATTTTTTTCTTTAACAACATGGTCTTCAAGATATTCCCGGCATTTATACATTGTTAAAGAATAAGGTCTACACATCACTGGTTTCTTACAAAGTTTTCTATCAACGCCATAAGTCAACCAAAGTCTTGAATAGTAATCATCATGATATTTTTTCTTTTCAGTATCTATTCTAGGAAACTTTTTATAGTGCCTGAGTTTATCCATAACTTTATTTGCTACTAAATGATAAATGTCACTTGGTTTATTAAGTGGAACTAAATTAGTTGCATGTCCACCGAACTCATCTCTCATTAAAGCAGAATAATGTTGAAGTCCTGAATTTGAACAATCTGCTTGAATAGGAAGTGTAGTAATAAAATTCTCACTATATTCACTTTCAGCATATTCCTTGAACTCATAACACCAAGCTAAAAAGCAGAACGATTTGTCTGCTGACGCCCACCAAGAATATTCTAAAGGTTTGTTAGCACAATCAATTATCTTTTGTGCATTTTCTTTTACCCATTGAACTCTGACTGATAATGCTTCCTTGTCTGCTTCACCAAAAAGATTTGCCCCTGCTATTGCAAAAATATCAAAGTTATTTCCTATCTTCTTTCCGAATTTAAACTTTAATAAAGCTCTAGAATAATCAGCACCCTGTGGTGATAACATTGCAGGTTTAGGATAAATGCGTCCACGAAAATCTAATTGATAAGGATAGAAAAACCCGCCCTTATCCAAAAGCATTTTAGCTTCTTCCATTATCTGACGTACTTGTATGTACTTAGAGTTTTGTTTTGCCCTGTCTGAATAGACTTTAGACGCTTCTCTTTTCCATTTAATTAATGCTTCCTTATCAGTATCAATATTCACTGGTTTTATTGGAAGTTCAATTGTTTGTGGGTTTATAGGAAGTTTCCCTAGACAGAAATCATTTTCCATACAGGTCTGAATTACTTCATATATATTTTTGTTAATTACCCATTCGGTATGTTGCATAATATTGACCGACTGGTAAACGACAGGCATTTCGTGAACTCTATTTTTGAGTTCTTCTAAATACCTGCGATTTGTTGCTTTAACGAAATTATAGTGCATTATTTTTGCTCCTTACTTTTAGACAAAGTATTACTAATTTCCTTTGCCGATTGTTGTTTATAATTATGCTTTCTTCCGTAGTAACCACCTACAAATGGGTTCTCCCATTCTCTTGGCGGCATAAGCATTGGTAAATATTTAGGATAAAGACTTTCATTTGAAATATTAAAGTTCTTTATTTCCTCAATAATTTTTGGGGTTGCTTCCACATAAGTTATAGTCTTTGTTCTATTTCGCTTACGATTTTGATGCTTAACAAGACCTAACTGTTCGCAATAAGAAATCATCTTACAACCTAAATGTAATCTGCCTTCTTTACCCCAGTCATCAAATTGAAGATTATGTTTGTTCATACAATAGACCCAAACATTTCTTTTGTATTGATAACGATTTGCGTTTTGTGGAATGTTTTTTCCAACCAGTCTTTTTGCTACCTGATTGTACTTATCTTTTTCTTCATCTTTAAAAATAGTTATTCTAGCTTCTAACATTAAAGCTGTGCCTATTTTAATTGCTAATTTATTCAGGGTTGTCTCACCAGAAATCCCATCAATTATATTTTTTAAAGCAATTAGAGAAACTGTGTCCCAAACTTGTGGTCGTTTATCTATAAAGACTTCATTAACAAAAGCTGATTTTGGCAGACATTGGCATAACAGTTTTAATGCTGTTAATTTATTACCTGCTTCACCATTATTCATAATATTAACTTCCCGGTTAATCATTTCTGACAATTTGGTGATGTACTTCTGCTGTAAAACTATGCCATATAAAGTTGTACTTTCTTGGCTATCTTGAATAGCTTCCCTGATTAGCTTCTGGTATCTATCAATACCACCCCTAATCATAGCTTCTTCGAAGTTTAGTTCTTCTTCTATCTTTTTTGTGTAGTCTTCGTTTTTTTGAAATTTACCACCAACACCAACTTTCACCAGTTCTGCTAATTGTTGTTGCAATAAAGTTTTTTGTTCTTCTGTACTCATTGTGTTCTATTCCTTACGTTATGAGTATGCAGCAGTGAATGTGTTGCATTGGAAAACACAGCAAATTGGAAGATTTGTTGCATTTGTTGCAAAAACTATCCACTAGTGCATACATCTAGTTTTTAAAAAATAGACGTTGCTATTGAAGAAGAATATGCAGTAGTGGGTATATGTGGTTTTGG